TCTGGCTCAATTGTAAACTGTTGTGGCTGATGTTTAGGTTTTCTCCTTAAATAATAAATACCTGTTTTTAATCCAGCCCGCCAACTATAAAAATGCATATTTGTTAATGATTTTGGATCAGGATCTTCCATCCAAAGATTTAAACTTTGTGATTGACAAATATATGCACCTCTATCTCTAGACATATCAATTAAATTTTTCATTGGAATTTCCCAAACAATTTTATATTTTTCTTTAATGTATGCTGGAATAGCTTCAATAGATTGAATAGAACCATTGTTTCGAATAATTTCGTTTTTAATATCATCTTTCCACAATTTCAATTGTAAAAGTTCTTCCATTAAATATTTATTAACAACAACAAATTCACCAGCAATTGTTCTTCTTACATAAATATTACTAGTAAAAGGTTCAAAACATTCATTAAATCCCAATATTTGACTGGTGCTGGCAGTAGGCATAGGAGCAATTAAAAGAGAATTTCTTATACCATTAGTCATAATTTTTTGTTTTAGATCATCCCAATTATAACGTGTGGCTGGAGCGTCCCACATATCAAATTGTAAAATTCCTTTACTAGCAGGAGATCCCTTAAACGTTTCATAAGGTCCATCTTTACAAGCTATTTCCCAACTAGATTCTAATGCCGCATGATAAATAGTTTCAAATATTTGTCTATTAACAAGTTTGGCTTCATCAGAATGAAAAGGAATATTCATAATAGCAAATGTATCAGCCAATCCTTGAACTCCAATTCCAATAGGTCTATGTCTCATATTACTTCTATGAGTTTTTTTGGTAGGATAAAAATTAACATCAATTACGCGATTTAAATTAAATGTAATAATTTTTACAATTTTATGTAATTTTTCATAATCATAATCAATTTGAACACGTTTTTTTAAATTTTTAAATCCTCCTATAAATACACCATTAATATAAATCTTTGGAAAAGTTCGTTGTTCTTCAGGAAATTGTTCTAAAAAAGTAACTTGTTTTAAATAAGCTTCATATTTCATTTCAGTATAACCAGCGCCACATTCATCTAATATTTTTTTTGCTCTTTTGCAAAAACTACAATTAGGTTTTGAATGAATAGTAATAGGAACATCAGGAAGACTTTTTTTTACAAATCTAGCCAGTGCTATACTAGCTAAATTACAAACAGCAGTTTCATTATCATCACTATATTCAACAATTTCAGTGCATAGATTACTACTTTTTATAGTTCCAAGATTTTTTTGATTTGATTTTTCATTACAAGCATCTTTATAAAGCATATAAGGGACACCAGTTTCCATTTGACTATCCAGTATTTTAAACCATATAGTTCTAGCTTTTACAATTTTCAAACCTTTATTTTCTCTTTCATATGATTCATATAATTCTTTAAATTCATTACCATATACATCAGCCAAACCAGGACATTTATCAGGACACATCAATGTCCATTCTTTATCATCTCGAACTCTTTCCATAAATAAATCAGGAATCCAAAGTGCATAAAACAAGTCTCTAGCTCGTTCATTTTCATCTCCATGATTTTTTTTCATTTCTAAAAAGCTTTCAATATCACCATGCCATGGTTCAAGATAAATAGCAAAACTACCATTTCTTCTTCCACCACCTTGATCAACATAACGTGCTGTTTCATTGAATACACGTAGCATAGGAACAATACCATTACTTGTCCCATTTGTTCCGCGGATGTGACTACCTTGAGCTCTAATATTATGAATATGTAATCCAATTCCACCAGCCCATTTACTTATTTTTGCGCAATCAGATAAAGTATTGTAGATACCGGTAATACTATCACTTTCCATTGCCTGTAAATAGCATGAAGAAAGTTGTGGTCTTGGTGTTCCAGCGTTGAAAAGAGTGGGAGTAGCATGAGTAAAATATTTTTTAGACATTAAATCATATGTTTGTTTTGCTTTTTCTAAATCGGCACCATGAATACCTAACGCAACTCTACACCACATATGCTGTGGTCTTTCAACAATAACTCCATTTATTTTCATTAAATATGCTCTTTCTAAAGTTTTAAATCCAAAATAATCCAATAAAAAATCTCTATCCCAATCAAACCATTTTTGTATAATATCAGCATTTTCATCAATAAGTTCAAACATATCCAAACTTATAAGTGGTGCATGTTCGCCATGAATATCTTTATAATTGTATAATTTGCTAATAATAGAAGCAAAATCTTCTTCAGTATTTTTTTGATGATTTGAAATTAAAATTCTGCTGGCTAGAATTCCATAATCAGGGTGTGTTGTTGCCAAAGAAGCACATTGTTGGGCTGTTAATTCATCAATTTCAGCGGTTTTAATATCATTGTATAATCGGTCAATGATTTTAATTGTTAATGTAGTAAAATTAATATTTAAGTCATCATAAGACATATTTTTGATACGATTTAAGATCTTATCAAAAGATACAGCTTCTAATTCACCGTTACGTTTTAAGACATATTCTTCGTGGCTCATAATATATATTAAAAAGTATTATTTTTAAATAGTTCCAACATATTTTAAAAATTAAGTATTCTAATAATTATTAAGTATTAGAATAATAAAAATATATTAATATTTTATATGGAAGAATGGTTAAATAGGTTAAATAAATTATATAAAATGTTAAAAAAATTACATTTTATTCATGTAATACAATTTATTTTAGTAGTATTAGGCTTTTTAGCAATTTTGTATATACTAGCTTTGCATGTGGATGATCATAAAGGTAGAAAAATAAATAAAGAGGGTTTTGTATCATCACCTAGATTTCCAGATGCTCATCATTCCTTATTATTAGATAGTATATTTGAAAGAGACAAATCTGGTGTATTTAAAACATTTAAAAATCAAATAGTTAATTTACCGGTTTCATGTGTAGGTTCTTATAATCAAAAAACAAATAATTCCACAGATTTATCACCATGTGATGGTAAGAATCCAAACCCAAACATGTGCTTATATAGTAAAATAAAAAAAGTGGATAAAAAGAAGGAGCCGTTTTGTCGTCCTGGTAATTCGCCTAGTCGTGTAGGTTGGTTTATCACGAATTAGCGTCTTCAAAAGATTGAGTTCTAACTTTAATAACGAGTGTATTATTTTTTATAGAAGGGCTATTTTGTAAATTTAATAATTCTTTTGTTTTTGCACTAGTTTCTTTTAATTCGTCTAATTTGACAATTTTCTTCTTTTTCCTTTTTTTTTGATTAGGACGTCTGTGATGATATCCAGTTTTTCTTTCTTTTAAAATAGTATTCCATGTTTCTTCTAATTTGGGATAAACATGGTTAAACCATTTTTGATTTCTTACAACCAATACACAAGAATATTTTTCCATATGCCAATAAATATTTTTTATCCATGTGAGTTTTTTATTATCATCTAATACTTTATCATACCATTCATCAAAATCTTTTTCATTATCAATATTAATAGGCATATATTTATAGATAGGCTCTATTCCATCATTTAACATTACAATAACACCTTTTAATCTATTATCGTTGGTTTTATTAAAAGATAATTCATCTTTTTTAAATATATCATATGTGTCGTATTCTTTAAAACTAGTTTCTAAGAAATCACATTCATCTAAGTCCCATACTTCCATTTGAAGTTGCATTTGAATCCAATAATCTTTTTTTGGAACACCTGTTATTTCTCTAGAAACAGGATTTTTTATTTCAACAGCTCTACCATATCTGAGATTACCTGGTTTTACATTAATTCCATCTGGTGAAGCTCTAAGAAAATCATATTTCTTATGAGAAATACAACCAAATTCGCCTACGATAGTATCATGATTTTTCTCATATATCATAATAGATAAAGGTTCATATTTATGTCCATTATGAAAAGGCGAATTTATATTTACACCACTGACCTTTTTTAAAGGAGCACATTTTTTATAGATTAAACAATTTCTATTGGATTCTGAATCAAGAGCTTTCCATATGCTACTAGCGGTTAAACCACCATATCTAAATTCATACCATTCATCAGTTCTTTGATCGGGTTGTTCTTTTGTTTTATAATATTTTAATAATTTATTTATTTTTTTATTATTTGGAGATTTTATGATTCGATTATCTAAGTAAGATCTAGGATTATTATGTCGCATAAAATAACAATATATAGTTTCATTAATAATTTTATGAATATCTATATCAAATTCAAAAATGATAGTATGATATGATTCTATAATAATATTAAATAAATAATCATAAATAATAGTGCTAAATTCGTATTCTTTGTAAATTTCAATATTAGAATTTATATATTCATCTAAAAATATATCAATAGATTCTTTTAAATCATCACAATAAGACGAATTGTCGAAAACATTTGTTTCGACTTTAATAGTGTTTGTAATATCTTCTAAATCGGATAAATCATTCCAAAATGTTTTCATCGAATTGATATAAATAATATAATATTTTTTATATCGATTTTAATAATTAGTTATCGTATTTAAACGTTATTAGTTTTGCTTTTTTTCTTTTTTCTCCTTCTTTTAGGTGCTAAATTTTTAAGAGTAGAACCTTTTTTATCAAGATTCTTCAATGTAAATTTATTATTTTTATTATTGTACAATAATCCGGGAATATTGGTTATTTTCCCATTTTTTATATCATAAGTTACATCTCTTGCTCTTTGTAGTTTTTTTCTTTCCATGCAACGTTTTAAATAACTTTGTAAGTTCTTCTTTTGAATTTTATTATAATTATTTTTTGTTGTATAGAGATCAATATATTCATATATTTTTTTTAATTTTGTTCCAGCTCCTAATTTACTCCATGGTTGTGTTTTATTGTATTCTTTTTCTTGATTTAAAAAATTATTAATGTCGCCAATTTGTGCTGTTGAAATATCTTTAACTTTCATATTATTATTAATTAACATTGTTTGGTATTTAATATTTTTGAGTTCAATACAATCATCGTTTTTTTTTATAGTTTTTTTTATAGTTTTTTTTTTTATTTCAACATTTTCATTTTCCATATATATATATTGTGGAGAATAGTTTATGTTGTTTTATATATAGATATTATATGACAAAAAAGATTTTAATTACCGGAAAAAGAAATATAGATAGTTTTAAAAAAGAAAAAGGTTCAAGAAAGGATAGTGAAAGTTGGAAAAATCTAGAAAATTTTAAAAATATGAATATGTTTAAACAAACTGAATTATTAAATAAATTATATTTGGAGGAAGATTATGAAGGTTCGAATTTTGTAAAAAAAGAAATAAAAAGAAAAATGAGAAGTTATAAAGGTCAAGATGATAAAAAAAAAGTATATGATATAGATTATTTCATAAAATATGATGAAATAATGGAAAAATTAGTTGTTTCGAAATTAAAATGTTATTATTGTAGATGTAATTGTTTATTAATGTATGAAACA